TTCCATACCACCCGCTGCTTTTATAACAGCGTAATCTACATAAGCTCCAGTTGCTGCTGTTTTTGTTGTTGCCTTAATGTCACCATCCGAACGGACTGTTCCATTAAATGTTGTTGTTGCCATAATTATAATCCTCCTAGTTAATGAACGTAGTCTCTAGGCCGTCGACTATACGCGTCTACGTTCTATTTAATTGTATAGTAATTAATCTATAGCCCAAATTTTAATTTGGCGCAAGTGATCTTGTAGTAAAAAGTTGATTTTTGATAGCGCTTAAGTGGCTATCGAAACTTCGGGCTTGGCGTCTTTTTGTTGGACCAGACGAGTTGCTTCTTCAAACTCTTGTGCAACAATATCTTTAACAACTTCCTGAATTTTTTTGTCGATATAACCCATATTTATATTATATCTGCCCTCCATCAGGTGCTCTTGATGCCACTCGAGTTCCAAGGACCGTTTCATAGTGTATAGGTCTTGAGTCATTTATAACCTCCTCATAGGTTATCCATTTTCTCCGAGATGAATCACTAAATCCATCATATTCCCACTTTACATCTTTTTGTCCTAGTTTGTCAAGTATTGCTTTCTCAATAGCTATAGCTTTATTCTCTGCTGATATTTGAAAATCAGCAGCATAATCATAAGCTTTAATTTGAATTCTAAATTTTTTCACATTCTCACTTTATGTTTAAAATGAGGCGACTTTGAGGCCGCCTCATTTAATTAGTTATTACGCACCTTCAACGCCGAAGATACCTCTATAGTCGGATACTCCAAATGAGTATCTTTCTCTAGCTTTGTATCTAACGTTGCCAGTATCGAAATCGCCTTCCATCGCAGTTTTTAACGCTGCTCTTTGAAACATTTTCATACCGTTAGGCACATCAGTAATAATATACCAACTATCTGTATCAGTTAGGTAATTGTTCACTCTATATCCTTGAGGAATCATACCCATAGATACACTAGCATTGATATCATTATCTGCTGTTCCAGTTCTGCCTTGAGATTTTGTCAATCTTTCAGCGTTGAACTGATTAGCTGAAGGAATTATCATTTTAACCCCTCTAGCCGCTACTCTCAATCCACGTTCATCAGTCATGCCAGCAATATCAATTAATGCTTGCTCTAATGATGTTTCATTTAAGTCTGCTTGCGTAGTTAAAGTATTTTTAACTGCTGTTCCACTAACGGTTGTGTGATTAGTAGAAAACAGAGAAACTGTGTCACCTGCTTTAAATGTTGCCACTGAGGACAAACCATTATTCAAAGGTGCTGCAGCTTTTACTTGTTTCGCATTAGACATAGATCTTGCTAAAGCTTTTGTATATCTAGAAGCAATTCTATCGTAGAGATTATCTTCGATAGCTTCTTCTGTGATTGCAAATGCTAAAGCAATTGTGTCATGAGTGTAACGTGCAGTGTAGGTTTCTTGAGCAGTATCGAATGATACTCCTTGACCTTCTGCTTTTGTTTGTGCGTTAGCGAAACCAGATAACATCACTTCCTCTTCGAAAGCTCTGTCAGATGATTCCGTTGTATAAATCTCAGCATGCTGATTTTCATACCGTTTGTATTCCAGGCCAAATAGTGCATTCAAACCTGGCTCTAGTTCTTTAACTAGCTGTGTTCTTGATATTGCCATAATTTATCTCCTATTTAGACTTAAGCTCCAGTACTATCAATGTACTCGTTTAAGTTTTGGATTACAACGACGGTGCAATAAGCTGCTGTTAGATCGCTATTTTCTGGATCTTCCGCGCTTCTAATCAATCTCCATGTATTGTTAGTTGCGTGAGTGTCACCAATGTCAATTGTAGTGCTTGATCTTCCAGTTGTTGTGTTTCCACCTGTGTTCACATCAAATGTGTCAAGATAGATAGCATGTGCACCTGCTACAGTAGTTGCTACTGCTGCATCGGTTGCGACATTGTACAATTGGAAGGGGTTATCATTTACAAACGCTTTCGTATCTTCGCTGTTCGCTGGTGTGATTGTTGCATCATACCAACTTGCAAACGTAGGTTTTAACGTAGTTGCAGCGTTGTAAAATATACCCTGTAAAACACCTATTGACGTACCAGTTGCCGAATCTTCTCCAGTTACAATGTATCCGGCAGTAATACGTACTGCCATACCATTAAATAAATTCACTGTAGCTCCAGCATCTATAAAGTATTCAGACAGTCCATTAGTAGCAGGCGTATTGCCTAACGTACCAGATGGAATAAATCCGAAACCCGCGCTATTTCTATTAGCCATAGTTGTCTCCTTTGTCCCCGAAAGGACGGGTTAATTTAAATCGATGATTCGGAATAGTTAAAAAATTAACTTTTCTTTGTACCACCGAAGGTTACACGAGATTGCCTATTTACATCAATAGGCATACTCATATGCTCTTCCCTCATTAAATCGTGTTCTACAGCTTCGTCCTGACCTTCAGCTTGACGCTTAAAGTATTCAGTTCTTTGCTTCGCGATTTCTTCGGGTACCCTTGCGAGCACAAGGCCACCAACTCCAATCACTCCCTTGTATTTTCCTTCAGTGACTACAGGATAATCAGAATCTTTATATTCATCGGCTCTCACCAATTCATAACCGGATCTTAATCTTCCAGAGATATTTTTAGAATCTTGAAATCCTAAACTCTCTGCCCGTATCCATCTGTGCCTGAATCCATCAGGTGCAGGGGGTGCATCTAGAGAAGATGGAGGAGCCCACACTTTTGGTCTTTCAGTATTTGACCGTGTTTGGCTCGCACGAGAAGTTTCTTTTGTTTCTTTTTTCATATGCTTATGCTCCTTCCGTGAGTTTTATTTGTTTTGCATACTCTTCGAGTGGCACACCTAATTTTTTAGCTATTGCTACCTGTGAAGATGTGAGTCTCACAGTTTGACGTCCAGGTCTTACACTTCTCTGAGCTGAAGCAACCAACTGATTGGTCTTGGACGTTTGCTCTACTTCACCACCTATAGCAAATTTATGCGGGAAGTCAACTTTTATTCTTTTATTAACTTCAGAATAATAGTCATCCGATTTAGGGTCGAATCCCTCATTTACAAGATCCTTGTGAATTTCAAAGGCAGTAAAGGTCATGGCTCGATCTTTGCCAAACCATGTGTTTTTACTAGCCCAAGCTTCTGCTTGAGGATCAGGTTCCGGTAAACTTTGCGGAGTTTGCTGTGGTAATCTTCCACCATCTGATAGTTGTACAGGTTCCTGTGCAACGGGTTTATTTTCTTTGGCTTGCTCTAATTTAGCATTATCAAATGCTAATGTTGCAATTTTTTTATTAGCTTCAACTTGAGCTGCTGCATCTCCAGATTCAATAGCGCCTGCTAATTCTTTTTGAGCAGATTCCATTCCTGTTTTTACATTTTTCTCAAATCTAGACCAATAATCAGTATCCATTTTTTTAAATGTATGCTGATCTTGTTTTCTTTGTACTTCTAAAGCTTGAGCATATTCAACAGCAGCGCCTTCTCTACGTTCCGCTTCTCTCATTTTTCTTGTGAGTTTAGCAATACGTGATTGAACACCTTTACTGTATTCCTCTAATTTAGAATCATCTTCTTTAACTTCTTCTTTTACTGGTTCTTCTTTTGGTTCTTCTTTAACTTCTTTTACTGTTTCCTGTTCCGTGGTCTCTACAACTTCTTCCGTTTTTTCCTCGGGAAGAACTACATCTACTTCAGGTCCTGAAGTGTCTAGATCTACCTTTGGATTTTCTTTTTTTATCTTATTTTCTTCTGGCATAGTTTCTCCTATGATTAATATTTGTGCAAGATATCTTTAGGATCTTGTACGGTTGCTAAAACTTCATCTTCATTTAAAAGACGAACTTCCCCACCTTCAATTTCAATGCGTGATCCTGCATAACGCGCAAAGACCACCCAATCACCAACCTTGCACCACGGACCTGAAGGATATCTCTCTTTATCCCTGTAACAAGCGTCTCCCATTGCAAGAACGTTTCCGCATTGCGATGCAACTTGTTGTCGGTCTAGGGTTTCAGTTCCCATAAGTATTCCACCCTTAGTTTTTTCCCCCATTCTAAATGGTAAAACTAAAAGTCTCCAACCTGTAGGTTTTGGTAATTTTGTAGCTTCCTTAGTAATTTCTTTTGGTTTTTTTAATCCAACTAATTCTTTATTTGGTAGGTGGATTTTTGGTATTGATGTCGACAACTGTTCCTTCATTTTGCTCCTTATCAAGCAGGTTAGAGAGTTCCTGGCGCACTGATTCCAGTGCATTAATTTGTCCTATTATATACTTATATGTTTCCATGTTGTCAACCCCTCCGGACGTAACCGAAATTGATAATGATTGAATTTTTCTTTCTAGCTCTTTTTGTAATTTATAAACTACGTTTTCTAGATCCATTAAATTAAATCTTTATAATATTTCTCGTAACTTTCATTAGATGCATATTCATCACCTAATTTGCTTTTAATATGTGACCCAATATATTTTTCTTTTTTAGGAAATACAAAATTTACCTTTGTATCACCTTCTTTTTTATTTATTTTATTTTTTACTTTTACCACCATGCTTCATACCAAATCTTCGTCCTGGAGTAGCTACACCCATTGGACTAGCAGCTGGAGCAGCTACACCCATTGGACTAGCAGCTACATTTGGTTGAACAGGTAATCCACCACCGAATTGCTTGCCAACTCTTTTACCACCAGCAAGTTTTTTTCTAGGTCTATTTCCATAGTCATTTCTCATAGTTTTCTCCTATTTTTTATTTTTACCATTTCTAAAAATTTGTGTTCCCTTTATACCAAAAATGCTGGCGCATACAAGGATCCATAAATTTGTGAACCATGAAGGAAGCGTTGAAAAATGATCGAAGAACATTTTTATCTTGTCCATCGCCGCCGGATCGTCCGACCAAACCCCATATGCGAGCACCAAAATGGGCAGTGTGAGAATCGCTAAAACGACCTCGTCCTTATAATCTTTGTCTCTGGATTCTAGAAGTTTGCCCTGGTATTCCGTCTCCCCACGGGCCATCTTAGTGGCTGCCATATGCTGAGCATCGGCCATAGCCATCTTTGTCTCTTGACGCTTTTTATAAATGTGAGTTCCAGCGTTTAAAGCAAGTTTAAGCGCACCAAAAATTGGGAATGCCATATTAGAACCAAGTTACTTTATATGGTTTTTTCTGTTTCGCTGGAACAGAATTCTGATCCCCTGTAGCAATATAGCTTTTTCCTCTTATGCTTGTAGCAGATCTAGGATCAACAGCCTTTTTTTGCTCAGGAATTTTAAATTCTTTTCCACCTTTTTTATAATTCATCATAATTATTTACTTATACCTTTTGGTT